AATTCATCCTTATTCTTTTTCCCTTTAATAAATTCTTCAAGATTTTTATAAACTGGTTCAACTACTTGAATTTTTTTACAAAATCTAACAGAATCTTTACCCAAAAAATCTAACTTTATTGTATTATCTTCTAAAAGTGTTAAATGTTCTACTCGTAATGATGTAACACCAACTGTATCTGCTTCTTCCTTGGTATCCTTACTACTTCCAACTCTCAATGCAAGATGATCAATAAAATATAGGGCGGTTGCTAATTGTTTGGCTTTAATATCACCTTCAACTAATTGTTTCTCATAATCACTTCTTATTGTACTAACTTTTCTTTTTAGATTCCTAGCCAAATCAAATTTATCTTGATCGCTCTTTGACTTGAAGAAAGATTCTAAACTAGTAAATACATATTTAACCTTACCACTAATATTGTCTTTCCACGATGCTAACCAAATAACATTTTGGTCGTGAATAATATCACCCCATTTTTTGCTACCATCTGGATTACTAATATTTGGTTCTGGAACTGGAGCATCTTTTGATAAATTTAATATCACATCTTCTGGATAGACACGTTTTTTTATCATCCCCAATTTTGGATGATTACCACGACCTAAAAATATACCAGGTGGTTCTACCTTGTAATTACCTATTTTTTGTTGTGTTCCATCTATTACACAATATTGGTATGGTTCTTCTAATTCAGTTTGTTTAAGTTTAATTCTCTTCTTCTCATCTTCACTCATATTCGCTTTTATTTCTTTCATCTTATCATAGTGTTGTTTTATTAAAGAAAAATCAATCTCATTAATATCATTTATATTAAACTCTTTAATAGTTGGTTTGAAGTCTCTCCAGAAATTTTTCTTAAATTGATTCGACTCAATATAATTGGTACCTATGAATCTTGCATACATTGTGGCGTATTCTTCTGCTAATGGTGGTAATATGATTTCCTTACCATTCACAACTATTGGCACCATATGTGGTTTGTATTCTTCAGGGAACATTGGACCATTATGTTGTAATAATGTCCATTGTTTTTGACCTCCGCCTACTAATAAATTCCATAGTATAGTCATAAATTAATAATACCTAGAATTTTATTATATTATTTTATTTAATATAATCTATCTAATTGAATAAGCTATTCTTATTACACTGGTAATTCCATATAATTTTTATTTTTCAAAAAATTATTATACTGTTCCTCTGTAAAAAAATTATAATTAAGTAAATTACATAATAATTTTATTATTTCCATAAATAGAAATGTATTAGGATGGTTATCAGCTAGCATTAAATTAGTATCTTTAAAATTATATAATATATTTGAAATTTTTATATCTACATTATTTTCATTTTCACGCTTTATTAATTCTTTTATAGAATTATCAAAATCATTATAAATTAAATAAATAGATGGAATTTTAATTAATTTACAACTATTTTTCATTATTTTGCATAATGTATTTGTATTACAAAATAATGATTTTTTTATATCTATATTTTGATATATAATGATATCACTATCTTTAATTTTTTGAATTGATTTATCATAATCTAATATTTTATTTTTACATTTAATGCTCCAATTATTAAGATGGTGTGTAAATTCTTCACCATATAAAACCCAACAAATATTATTATTTTCATTTAATAATTGTTGAAAATAAAAACATAATGATACTGTTTGACAATTACCTATAAATGTTATATTCATATATTATAATTATACTTATAAAATAATCCTAGACGACTTTAATAAAAATTGGACAAGCTATTTCTATTAAATCCTAGACGACTTTAATAAAAATTGGACAAGCTATTTCTATTAAATCCTAGACGACTTTAATAAAAATTGGACAAGCTATTCCTATTAAATCCTAGACAGCTTTAATAAAAATTGGACAAGCTATTCCTATTAAATCCTAGACGACTTTAATAAAAATTGGACAAGCTATTCCTATTAAATCCTAGACAGCTTTAATAAAAATTGAAATTTTAAATTTAATATGATTTGTATAATAAAATTTGCATACTTGCAATAATACAAGTATAAATTAAGATGGCTTCCACAATTTGGACTATTTCGCTGAATAAAGCTACCACTAAATATATCAACTCACCCACTATTATTAATATCACTAAACAGATTAATGATGAGTGTGATTATAAAGAATATATTATGGCTGATTTTCATAAGAATGAGAAAAAGATAAAAAAACTGGAGAATAACGATAACATCTTTGACATTAATAATTTACTAATTTTGAGCGATTTGCATTTGTATCGTGAGGACTATTTCAAAGTTCTTGCAGATATGGAAAAGAACATTAGAAAGATGATATGGTGCTTAAAAAAACTTACATTGACTAGATTTCCATCCAAAAAAGCCAAGACCATTATCTCCTATCTTACAAGCACTTTTTAATTTATAAGGAATACATTGAAATATATTAATAATCTTTTTTTCAGTATCTTTCTTTATCTCTTTATTCCTTCTAATAATTTGTCTAAATGCACGACAATTATTATGCACTTTGTATCTATTCATCATTATATAATAATAAATATTTATTATTATATAAAACTTTCAATTATTTTGTAAATTTAAGTTTCTTGGAATTCATATCAATTTTAGATCTAATATTATCAATCATTACATCCAATTCAGAATGTACCAATTTATCGTGAAAATAAGTTTGTTTTAAATTAACAAGACCGTTAATACAATTTTTTAAATCAGATGTTAATCTAAATAGCAGTAGATGTGAATCAATATCTAATTTGTTCAATAATTCAAGATTATAAATGAATGCTTGGTTTAATACATAGTTGATAAAATTAATACTACTATTTCTATCTATACTTTTAAACCATCTAACAATAAAAGAAAAATAATTAGTATCTATATTTATATATTTTTTATTATGAGTTAATTTATTACCAATCTCAATTTTAGATATTAATGTTAGGTTAATAAATATATCATCCAAAGATAATTCACTATATTGTATTAATTTATTATCATTTAATATTTTTTCTTCCAATACTTTATCTTCAGACTTATTATCAGTTAAACTAGATATTTTTTTATTTGTATCCATTTTTAATTAATATATAATATATTTATATAAAATAATTTAGATAAAACGCTATTAGCATTAAATTTTATTTGCTATCTTGGCAGCAAGTTTATCCCTAATCATCTGAGTCTTTTCTTCTTTAGTCATTGTTATTTTAACTTTTTCTTTAATAATAATTTGTTTGACTACTTTCTGAACAACAGCCCTACTGTTCCTGTTAATATGATCTTTCATTCTGGCCTCCAAAGTAAAAATATTAGTAAGTACCTTGTCAATAGGAAGATCAAATTTCTTATTAATAACATTGATGAACATATCTGCAACCCAGTCGTATCCATATTCATCTTCTGTCTTATCCTGTCTGGCAGTCTTCTCTTTGTATTTGTTTGATTTGCTGGTAATTTTCTTATCATTAATCACAATGTGCCAACTAGGCATTTTATTACCAGTAGAGTCTTCTAGCTTTAATACTCTGGCTCCCAGATTACTTCCTTTGCCAAACTTGGAATCTTGCAAAGTCATAACTAGTTCTTCTAATATTTTGATATCACGTTCAGGGAAAGGTCCAAAGAATATCTTTCTACCAGATGAAGTTTTATCAATTGACAAATCATTTGGGTGTTCATTACGAATATACATCTTGTAATCATAACCAAGAGGCATTAATTCATATAGTCCTCTGGGTTTAAGATCTTTAGTGTTAATTGTAATTGTCTCTTCATCACTATCACTCTCACTATCACTATCACTCTCACTATCACTATCACTCTCACTATCACTCTCAGAATCTGATTCGACTTTTTTGATAACTTTTTTGATTTTGAGATTAACAAGTTCCCGTTTGCCTTTAATATTCTTGAAGATATCAAGAACCTTATTTGAGAGAACTAATAACTCAGAGTCGGGATCAAATGCAGTTTTTAATAGTCTTAATTCAGATGATCTATCTTTATATTCATTACAAAGCTTATCAAGAATATCATTAGAGTTATTAATCTCATTAAGAAGTTCCTTGATCCGTGCAATGAGATCAGTATTTGCTTTATTAATTTCTCCATTATTATTTAGAATTTTATTTATATCAGGTGAAATAATAATCTTATAAAGATCTTTAATCTGATTATCAACAATTGAAGTAAAGATGGTGCATATTTGCGCCTTATTATTAACAGTATATACTATCGATGGAATATATGATCTAAATTTACCCATCATTTCATAAGACCAAACATTATTCTTCTGGAAAAACTCCTTGAGTTGATCCAGTGATAATGCCAATAATGAAGAATATTCATTTAATTTGGCTGGTTTAATATTAAGTTTCCATCCCTCAGCTTTCTCTCGGATAAACCGGTTAAAGCTTTCTTGAGTGGTTCCATAATATTTAATTCCATACTTGTAAAATTCAATCAGATTAGTCTTATTACTAATAAAGTCATCAATCTTATATTGTGTCATTTGATATTTCTTACAAATCATATTAATCTCATTCCACATGACAACCGTATGATTATCGTATTTGCAATATTCATCAAATGTCATATTCATTATATTAAGAATAATGTACTTGACAGCCTTATTATATCCATATTCAGGACTCTTCTTATTTAGTGCGAGAGCTTTTGAGAGAATCTCATTCTCATTAATATATTCATAAAATGTTTTTGAGTAATTAGTTGCTGAATACCTATTAGTGTATTCACACCAAATCTCAGGACACGAATCAATAATGTCTTTTAGATCACCAATAATAGCTGGATCATTTTCAATAGTAATATTATAAATATATGACCAAACATTATGATAACATTCCTTAAATTGTTCATCCATTTCATCCCATCGCTCAACTTGGCGATTCACATGCTGTTTAAATCTATTGAAATCACAACCAAGAGCATTTCTCTTCCAATGAATAAAAGCCTCTCTATTAACATGATATTCAGAAGATTGCATATGCTTCCACGCATCAGATACATACCACTCTGAAATAATCTCATTCGTCTTATTAGCCTGATATAATTCAAATGCTTTTTCATAACGTTCAATTTCTTCTTTTTCTTGTTTCTCTTTCTTAAGTGCCAAATTAATTGCAATCATCTTACTTCTTTTCTGAATATTATCATGTCTCTTTTGTAATTTAATGTTGTAAGCTTGAAGTTCGTCAGGTGTCATCAGTTTAGTATCCATTTCTTCAAAGTCTTCTTCATCAAACTCTCGAATATCAATAGGTGTATCAAGATCAACAGGACGAAGAGGGTTATATCCAAGATCTTTAATCAAATGAATCTTGTTGAAAGTCGTCAAAAACTCTTGAGTTTTGTTCTTCTTGGCTTCTTTGACTCTCATAAGACGATTCTCGACTTCTGCCAGACTATTAAATTTAAGTTGTTCAATTAACGTCTTCTCCTCCTTATTGAGTTCAGCGATCTGTTGAGTGATTTTCATTCTAACAGATTGTGTATTATTAGATTGACAAGTACAATTACCTTCCAATTCATTCCTACAAATAATACTTGCAACTGAATTAGGA